CGCCTTCTAAGCCTTGCGATTCCTCAGATACTTCACCCCCGGCTTCGAGGTTCTTCATCATGTTATACATAACTTCTGCGCCTTTGTCCACACTTCCATCACCTGCATTTCTGACCGCATCTGCTGTAAATACGAACTCATTCTTAGATAATCTTGCTGGCACATCATCTGCCTTTTCCATTCTACCCATATCTACAAAACCACCTGTTTCTCTATAATCCTTTTCTTTACCATCCATATCTATTAATGGCATTACCTTTTTAGCTACTGGTTCTTTTTCTGTTGATCCACCTTCAGCTATCTGCAATCTATATGATTTCCCCATTGCTCCAAATGGATCAGATCTAATTTTTGCTATATCCAAACCTTCAGTTACATAAGGACTTAATTCTGCTTCTTCTTCCTCTTCCTCACCACCCATAAATAATGGTAATGCTGAAGTTGCTAATATACCTGCTCCTATTTTTCCACCTGGAAAACTTGAAAGAAGACTTTGACCTGCTCTGTTATAAATAGCATTACCAAATTTATCTACTCCAATTTGTCCTTTAGCTAAATTTGGTAAACCTTTACTTAAAAACTTAGCTTTACCTGCAGCTAAAGTAGCCCCTATTCCTTGTTGTCCAAACAAACCTGTTGCGGCTCCACCAAAACTAGCTCTACCAAACAAACCACCAATGCTGGTTCCAGGTATACCAAAAGATAATCCTGCTATTAATGCTAATTTACCTATATCTGATTTTGCAACTTTTTTAATAGCTCTTGTTGCTTTCTTTACAATATCACCTAATCCATATGCTTGCCGTGGTTCGTCGTCCATGACTGCCCCACCATCTGCCATAAGTCTGTATGCTATTCTATTTAAATCTACAGGTGGATCTGATTCTACTGGTTCTGATGATGAAGCTCCCCCAGCCATGGCTGCCAAATACTCTGCCTCACTATTATAACCGAGTTGCATCCATATTGGTATATCTTTACCACCTTCATCTCCTCTTTCTGGTCCAGTTGGACCAATAGAAGAGGGTCTTCCAAATCCTTGAACATCTGTTTGATAACCATAACGATCTACAAGATTTGCTGCGGTCGTAGGGCCAAATTTTGTACCAAATTTTGTAAGTCCTCTTGTAAGTAATCCTACCGGAGAATATTTTTTATAAAAATCAATAGCTCTTTCAACAGGGCTTGGTCCTTTTAAATTTTGAGCCATTACATTTCTACCAAATTGAGAAAATTGACTAACCTTACTTCTATCTACACTACCAAAACCACCACCAGTATCTAAAGATTTATCTGTTCTACCGGTTTTTCCTTGAAGACCCATTTGTCTATCTCTTCCTGCTGGTCCTCCACTTGTATTTCCCGTATTTCCTGTATTTCCTGTATTTCCAGATCCCATTCCAGATGAACCTGCACCCATATCTTGACCACCACGGTATCCTTGTCTAGCACCACCAAATCCTGGTTGTACTAACATACCTCCGTTTTGTAACATCTGTTTTGCTTGTTGTGCTCTTGTTATGGCCATC